GTTAGAAGAGTTTGGCGCTTTAACTCAAGGAATAGGTGCGGCGGCAGCAAAAAATCAAAACCTAGATCAATCAATATTTAAAGATCTTACAGTTGCTTTAAAAAACTTTGACGATTTAAACGCTATTAAATTTGGATCAATTGATTCAATCATTAACACCACTAAACGCGGCGTAGGTGATAAACCGATTCTTGCAACAAAAACCTTAAAAGACGCATCAGATCTTCTGTTTGAAAGGGCTAAAGCCTCTATATCTGCTAGTGGGTTATCTCCTAAAGCGCAGTCACAAGCCCTTGCTTCTGCTTCTGTAATTAATGGATTTAAAGATTTAGGCGAAAAGGCTTCATTTACGCAATTGTATAATTTGCGTAGAGAGCTTTTTGATGCAAGCTTTACGTTTAAGGGCAGAGGTGGCGGCGCTCAATTAGATCAAGCAGTTAATCTTTTGGACAAAGTAATGACAAAAGAGGCTATTGAGACTGGCATTAAAGGAGTAGATGTTGACGCTCAAAGCTACAATCTTCTTATGAAAGCAGCCGATGAACTCCCTGCCGCTAGAGGGTTTTACAAAGATGGCAAAACAGCAATAGAAAATATGCAAGCCGCCGCTGGAATGTCTGGTCTTACCGATGCCGTTCAAAGCGGAACAATTATGGCTAAGACTGATTTCTTAAAAAGCATTGTTGCCAACAAATTTCCAGAGCCATTAACAAGGACTTTAAAAGTCATAGAAATGAATGCTGTCAAAGGTCAGAACGGCAAGGCTATGGCTGAAGCATTCAGAAAAAAACTATCTTCAGAGTGGCTTGCTGATGCAGTTGCTAAGACTGCTTCAAAAGGAACTGATCCATTAGCTTTTAAAGGATCTTACTTCTCACAGGCGATTGATGATTTAGGCTCGACTGGCAAAGTGTTATTTGGTGATAGCTATGATGATGTTGTAAAACTTGCTGACGAAATTAGGTTAACAACAATACCGGGCAAAACAAGTACAGTCGATGTTGAAGCTGCTCTTACAACTTTAGGAGCTAACAATGCTCCTGTCCCTTTGGTGGAGGCTTTAGAGGGTATAGCATCAGCACAAAGATCTAGGGCTTTATTTGACCAAAGCTCCTTGTTGAAGTCTATTGCAGCGGGTGAGACTGGCCCTGCTTTGACAAAGACTGCCGCAGAAAACATTGCCAGACCCGGGGCAAAGACCGCAGACATTGTTAAGGTGATGGACTTTTTAGATCCTGCCGCACAACAACAAGTTAAACAATTTTATCTCTCCAACCTTTTAGATGACTTTGGAAGCGATGCTTTAATTAACGGCACTGCGTTAAAAAAGTTTTCCAAATCTTTAATAGAAGCATCACAAGGCGGAAAGCTTCAGGCTGTATTTGGTAAAGAAATGGGCGATGACATAGCTCAATTTGGTCGTGTGCTGGAGCTTAACGCAAGAACCGTTGCTGGCGGTGATCTGGTCGCAGCTAATATTGCCGCAAATCCATTAGAAAACATTATGGACATTTTAAGACTGGCGGTAACAGGCAATCTCTTAACGCATGCCCCAATCTACAAGCGCATCTTGAAAGATTACAAAGCTTTGAAGAGTGGATTGCCTCCAAAAGAAAGATCCGCTGCACTGGGTAAGATAATAGGATTGTCTTTAACACAAGCTCCGGGTCAAGCTCTGCAAGAAGGCGCTCGTGAAGCATCCAACCAAATCCGTGCTGTGGCTGACAATACAGGATTAACCGAACAATTGTCCGCAATCCAAAGCCAGATGAATCAGCCAAGCGCAGCATCTAGTCTTGGAGGGGTGAACGTGACACAACCAACAGCCCCAGCAGGAACCAGTACAATTCGACAACAGGCAGCAGCGAACCCTGGTGTAGCTCAAGCCTTGGGCATCAGAGGCCCAACGGCAGGTCTGTTAGGAACAGGAAACCCATAAAATGAACAAAGATCAGCTAAGAATGGAGCTTGCAGACGACGAGGGTTGTAAGTACTCCGTGTATTTAGATCATTTAAATTTACCCACGATGGGAATTGGTCACCTCATCCTAGAGTCTGACCCTGAGTATGGTGAGCCTGTTGGAACAGAGGTATCTGAGGAGCGAGTGCGTAAAGCATTCAACTTGGATGTAGCTGTGACCATCGACGAATGCAAAGTATTGTATCCCGACTTTGATGACCTACCCGAAGAAGCACAGCATATTATTGCTAACATGTGCTTCAATATGGGCCGCCCCCGCCTTAGTCGCTTCCAACTGATGCAAGCCGCTGTGAACGCAAGAGACTGGAATGAGGCCGCAGAACAAATGATAGATTCCAGATGGCATGATCAGGTCCCGAACCGGGCCAAGCGTTTGGTCAAGCGTATCCGTGATCTAGCAAAAGACTAACTTCTATTTGCAGACCCTATTCCTGAGTTAACCATATCACTATATTTTTTTGAATATTCATCAGCCACTAATTTGCTTATTTGTTGACGAGCGTTTCTATGCTCATCTGAACAAAGCTTCTGAAGCTTATTATAAGTAGCAATATCTACAGCAACTGACTTGTATTGTGTTGTGTCTGGCATTACAATAATTCCCATTAGTAACCATAAAAAGCCATATTATCATGTTTAAAGGATACCGCAAGAGCAATAAGTACGGCGCAATGAAGACAACTTTCATGGGGATCAAGTTTGATTCCAAGTGGGAAGCGGAGCGATGGGGCGAGTTAACAGCTATGGAAAAAGCTGGTTATATAACCGATTTACAAAGACAGATTACTTATGAGATTGTAGTTAATGATCAAAAGATTTGCAAATATATAGCCGACTTTAAATATAATAAGGTAGATGATTACGGTAATCTTGAAGAGGTTGTCGAGGATGCCAAGGGCGTAGAAACCTCTGAATTTAAACTCAAAAAGAAACTCATGAAAGCTGTTCATGGAATTGAGATTTACCTCTCTAAAAAAAATAATAACAATTTTCTCAAAATCCCCTTGACTTGAAAAGATTGCATGCTTATCTTTCGTCTATGTTTAGCGACACAATGCGAAAGGTAAGACAATGAACTCATTAAATCTATCTAACGATCTAACTGCTTTGTTTAACAAGCGTGAAGATCTCAAATCTAAAATTGACAATCATCAAAAAGAACTGAAGATTGTTAACAATTCTCTCAAAGACATGTTTCATGAAACTGCTCAAATGCAACTTGCCCAACAGGGTAAGGACTTTGGTCAGACAACAATGAACGATGGTGATTTTAAAGTTACTGTTGATTTTAAAAAGCGTGTTGTTTGGGATGAGCCTATTCTGTTGCGTGTTCTGAACTCTTTAGATCCAGACACAGCAAATCATTTGGCTTCTGTCAAATACAGTATAGCTGAAGCTAAATTTCAGAACTCTACACCAGATCTAAAAGCAGCACTATCAGAGGCTCGTACTGTAGAACTACAGAGCGTGTCTGTTGACATTAAATTAAGGGAGGAAAGCTAATGCTAAAAATAATTAGCGCAGAAGAAAGGCTTGCTGAGAAACGTGGTCACAAGATTGTGATTGGTGGCAAGTCTGGTGTGGGCAAGACAAGTCTTGTCCGCACCTTAAATCCTGACACAACTTTGTTTATGGATCTTGAGGCGGGTGACGCTGCTATAGAAGGCGTAAAGGTTGATGTAATCAGGCCGCGTACTTGGCAGGAGTGCAGAGACTTTGCATGCTTCCTTGGTGGGGGCAATCCTGCAATAACAGATGACGCGCCATATTCAATGACTCACTATGATGCGGTTTGTCAGATTTATGGTGACCCCACTCCAGTTCTTGAGAAGTACGATACTATTTTTATTGATAGTATTACGGTGGCTGGTCGTCTTTGCTTTTCGTATAATCAAAATTCACCAGATGCTAGAAATAAATCAGGCATTTTAGACACTCGCGCAGTGTATGGCGCTCAAGGTCGTGAGATGATGGCATGGTTAACACACCTTCAACATATTCGTGAGAAGAACGTGATCTTTGTCGGCATTCTTGATGAGAAGACTGACGATTATGGACGCATCACTTACGACTTGCAAATCGAAGGTGCAAAGACTGGGCGTGAGTTGCCCGGAATTGTGGACGAACTAATCACAATGACAACACTCACCGCTGATGATGGCACGTTATTTAGAGCCTTTGTCTGCGACACACTAAACCAGTGGGGCTACCCTGCTAAAGATAGAAGCGGCAGACTTGACGCTGTTGAAGAACCGCATCTTGGCAAATTGTTTGAAAAAATGTCTGGTCCAAGACCAGAGGCAATGCAGTTTGTAAATCCAAAAACGGTTAATGAAAAAACAGAAGAGGAAAACGTAGATGCTTGATCTAAATAACGTGCCGCCAGTGGAAGGCGGAAGTGGAGACTTTGAACTTATTCCTGATGGTACTCTTGTTAGTGCTATCGTTAAGCTTCAAGGCGGTAATATTGAAATTCCTGAGTATGGCGCTGGCACTTTTTTTAAATCATCTCAATCAACAAGCGCAAAATGGTTAGAGTTAGAAATGACTATTGTTGGCGGCAGCTTTGACAAGCGTAAGGTTTGGCAAAGAGTCTTTGTTGATGGAGATGCCAAAGACGAGAACGGCATGTCAAAAGCCAGAAAGGTTGGTTTGAATACTATTAAGCAGATGGTTGATAGCGGTTTTGGCATCTCACCAAAAGACGAGAGTGAAGAGGCTAGGGCAAAACGTGCGTCTATACAAGGCATCCATATGATCAATGGTATGACGATCTCCTGCACTTTGGGAATTGAAAAGGGTCGTGATGGTTATCCTGATCGTAACAAAATCAAGACAGTCTTGACACCAGACTCACCTAACTATATTCCAAACACAGGGCAAGCAGCACCTGTCGCGCAAGCGCCAGTTGCACAAGCACCAGTGAC